TCGACGAATTATTACACTCCATGTATCCGCCGAAACATGCGTTTTATGAATTGTATGATTTCAGAAATCGATGCACACGCGGTATCAAACAAAATATGTGTGATGTAGAAAATCAATTATTACCCACGAAAGAATTGCACAAAATTGGAAATGGTGGAGATGGGCGTAGTTGCATTGTTTGTTGCACGCCATTTTCTCATGAACGTAGTCGCGACCCACAGTATAATAGTCGTTATGTTGCTTCGCAAACGATAAAAGAATCGTTAGAGTCCGTGGGATTTAATGGTTATTTTTATTTGCGTAATGGGGGATTCCCGACGCCTAAAGGAATCGAAATGAAATATGCGGGGGTGCCCTATTGTTTCAAAATATTTATGATGTTGGAAGCAAAACAAATGGGGTTTGACAAAGTGGTTTGGATTGATTCGGGGTGTTATGCTATCAATAATCCGCAACGATTGTTTGATATTTTAGAACATCAGCCCACTATTATAGACTGCGTAAAATCGCATAATAATTATGATGCCATGTGTTTCACACCGACCATCGAATTGTTGAATCGTCTTACCGGATGTGATATACATTCTGCGTATTATATTGGGACGATTGTATTTGGTCTAAATATGGCAAATGAACAAATCGGTGATATAGTAAATGAATTTTATGACATGGTGAAATTAGGATTGCCGTTTTTGTCGATTTTCCCCGAAGAAATCGTATTGTCGGCTATATTCAACAAACCGGAATATAAATCCTTGTTCTTTGAGCAGCCGGAATGTGGAAAACTGCAAATTCACGAAAATCGAATGGACAAAGAATCCGCTCGAAATAGGGGGGTTTATTTTTATCATCGCGATTATTTGCGATTGATTTAGAATATATATTCGCACATGCGTGAATATATATTTAGGTGAATTTCACAATAATCTTGACATTTTCTTTTTTGATGCATTTGCACGCCGAAACCGACAATTCTTCGCGTTTCTTGCGGGTCTTGTCGTTTTGCGACAATTCTTCCTGTTTCTTTTTGGAAGTGCTATTGCGCGAATTCATATCTTCTTCGATGTCGGCATAGTGGTTGCGTATAAAATCGATGATATTGTTCTCGATGGCCCATTTGAAGAAATTGAGTTGACCTAATGTGGTCTCCATGTATTTCTCTTCGTCGTAGGGGATGGAGATGCGTTCCCATCGACAAAAGGGGTCGAAATTGCGCTTGCTGTAGGCTTTCAATTTGAGTTTGTAGTCGTTGTAGACTTTGAATCGGGTGAGCTCGACGACGCCATTGGTGCGCGTGGTGGGTAAATCATATACCGTATAATACTTTTTTGCGAAATTAGTGACGAACCAATCCACGATGCGCAGCGAAATTTTGGATTCGCCATTGATGATATTCATCATTTTGTGTATGTTCTCACGGTCGCTATAAAATTCCATGAGACTCTTCATTAATAGACTATTTTGAGTTGTCGTAGATGCATAGGCTGCCATTGTGTATGTGTATAGGGGCGATTTTCTATATGGATTTTGTGATATAGATTTTTTGGGTTATAAGGGTTTTATCCAGTATTGTCAATTCTATTACAGAACTGCGTTTTTAGGTCATTGATATTGTTTTCTATATACAATACGATTTTTTGTTGCATGTGTATGATGTTTGAAATTTGTTCTTCGATTTCATCTTTCGTAATGTGGATTTTTTCGGTGATGTGCAGCGTTTCACAATTCGTCTTTCCAATCATTTCCTGCAAATTCATTATGTTGTTGTGCAATTTGTCTGCGAGTTTTTCTTGAAAGTTGATGACATCGCGCATTTTATTGTCGTATATGGTGATGATGTCTTTGTTGGAACAAAACAACATATCGATTTGATTTTGCAATTGTTTGTGATTTTCTTCCGTGAGTTTGCTTATCCTCAAAATCTTTTTTCGGTTGGTTTCTATGAGTGAATAATACAATACTAAGAATCGCGCCGTGATAATGATGGATACCATATATAAAGCAAAATGGATAAAGATATAATTGATGTCGTTCATGTGTGGTGGTCTACTTATTTATGTAGACAAAAATGTTTAAGTTCTTTAGGGTGAGTGTTGAGTGGATGGGTTAGAAAATATGTTTTATGTAAAACAATATAAATACAGGACGTATATAATCTATATACACCCATGGCAACGCGCGAACAAGAAATAGAGGTTGCGAATAAAATAGCAACAACATATACATGCGACATTCAAATAAATGATACACCGCCTTATACATTATATTGTGCGAACGACATTGGAAAAATATTGGATGTTTCGAATATTCGGATGTGCGTTATAAATTTCGAAAATGTTCAAAAAAGTAAAAAGACAAATGGAGGGACTCAAAAAGTAACCTATATCACGTATGATACTTTGATAAAACTACTGGTTAAATCCAGAAAAAATGCCGCGATTGAATTTGCAAAAATAATCAATCTGGATGTATTGACCAAATATTGTGTTGCGATTGAAACCGATATTATACAGTGTATTTTAACTACATTTGATGGGAATGTTATGGAAACTCAGTATAACGTTGATAATTATCGTATAGATTTATATTTTGTCGAATATAATTTAGCCATCGAATGTGACGAACGGCAACATAACAGTAATAAAATCAATGACGATATCAGACAATTCTATATACAAACGAAACTTGGATGCAGGTTTATACGGTTTCGCCCGCATGATAAAAAATTTAATTTATTTCAATTGTTGAATGATATATATATTCATTTATCGGTTCATCCTAGACGCATATGTGTATGAATACACATTGTTTTGTGATATAGATTTTGTTGATTTAATAAATATGTATAAAGATATTTAGACACATTTATCAAGTGGATGCGAACAAAACGTAGTGAAAAATATAATGCAGAAAGAGACTCAATATGTATTCAGTTGATTCATTTATTAGAATTAGATGATACACATGGATTTATATTAGCCGATTTAGACAATAATGTAGAAAAACAAAACAAAATCATAGAAATGAAAACAGACATTCAAAAAGTATTCGAATGCTCGAATATATCTGCATTCAAACCTAATTTTGAATGCAAAAGGCCATATTTGAGTATCGTTCGTAGCATTCTAAGAAAACAAGGATATTCATTTATAGGCAATGACCACTGGATAAAAGATGAAAATGGCGCAGCAAAAAAAACCGTTAAATATTTTATATTTAAAAATAATTAATTTAGGTAAAATACTTAAAAATAATATGTCTATCTACATATATAGATATGGACGAACTTCAAACGAAAGAATGCAGTACGTGCAAAAAATCATATGAGCTTTCGTGTTTTATTGGATTTAAGGGACAACAAACGAAAGGGTGCAACACATGTCGCGAGAAATGGAAAATAAATGATAAAAACCGTGACAAAGAACACCGCAATAAAGTTGCTAGAAAAAATGATGCAAAACCAGAACGCATTGCTGTCAAAAAATTATGGAATGAACAAAATCACGACAAGGTAGCTCTTAAGTCTATGAATTATAGGCAGCGCAAAATAGAATCTGTCGGAATAGATGAATATTTGAAACAAAATGCCGCAAATGCAAAAAAATGGCGAGACAATCATCCCGATAAAATGAAAGAAATTAATGAAAATAAAAAGGCAGACAAAGTCCAAAATTATAAGGTCTATCAACACAGTGCAAATCTCAAACAATTAGAATTCACACTTACCTTTGAGGATTATGTATCCCTTTCGGAAATGCCTTGTTATTATTGTGGAATTATCGAAGAACGCGGATTCAATGGTATAGACCGCACAGACCAAACTGTTGGATATCTGTTGAGTAATTGCGTAAGTTGTTGTCAGATGTGTAATTATATAAAGGGTTCATTGTCAGAGCAAACCTTTATCAAACGTGCAATACATATTATGACAAATAAACATATTGCGAATGGTCAATTGTATGCGGAATGTTTCAGTAATCATAAAAGAACATCATATAGTGGATATAAAGAACGTGCGCTAAAAAAACAATTTGATTTTACAATCACTGAAGATGAGTTTCATAACATAACGGCAAATTCATGTTATTTATGTGGCAAACAGAATAGTGAACTTCATTCGAATGGACTTGACCGAATCGATAGTAACAAGGGATATACCCTAGATAACTTGCAAAGTTGTTGTGGCGAATGCAATTATATGAAGAAAAACTATGATATGGACGAGTTTATGAACAAATTGACATTGATTTACGAAAAACATAAATTCTATCTTTTTACAGAAATAGAGAATACTATCGTGGAAACTTGTATTGGACGTTCTACTAAGAAATCGAAAACACAAATCGCGGAAGAATCAAAATTGCGAAAACAAAAGAGTCGCAGTCAACTCATTCAAAAATATAATGACGAAGAATACAAACAAAATCGCGCAAAAGAATTAGCGAAGAATAGAGAAATGGCTCAAAATGAACAACTATAAATATGAAGCCATGAATGGCCTCATATTTACAAAATAATATATATTACAAAAATGATGTTATGTTTAATTGGAATAAGCTCTCGACTACCCCTACGTTTCCCTAGGGGGATGGACTGTATCTTAACCCGACTCCGGCTGCTTAGGCCTTCATCATCGAGCGACTACCGTTCAGTCTCTGACGGCTAACCATGGACTAGCAATTTCTAGCGCCTTTAGGTTATAACCATGCGGATTGCCCAATCTTCAACATTATTACTATACCGGAGTTCTATTCTCCGCCATATGCAGGTTTCCCATACATACTTAGTAGTTGAAGCTCTAAGGGGTTTCCCGAACAACAAGTAATCTTGCAAGGTCTTTCGACCTCACTAACAACTGACATTGAATCAACAGGTGTCAAACCGAAATTATCCACAAACAGGGCCTGTTTGTTTGCGGCGGGTTGTTTTTCTGCGCATGTTATTAGCCATTTAACATACCACTGCATATATGCAGCGATATTTGTTCAATTGCTAAAAGATACGCCAGCCATTCCTGACATGACGCGTAATACGTTGTAATTTACTGCATATACTCTGACTTTGGCAGTAGAAGTTCCACTGACGGTAGCAGAAGAAAGGACAAGCTGTAAGACAGCGTTATCAATTCTGGAGAAGTTGCATGTGCCTGAAGGTTGATGCTCTTCAGGTCTCAATGCGAAAGAGTATACGTTGATACCAGTGTCTGGTGCACGGGTGTGATGTTGGAAAGGTTGGACAACATCGAAGTATGAACCTTCACGCTCAGAGAATCTGTCTTGGCCGTTAAGTTGTAACTTAGCGGTAACGACTGGGTTCTCACCCCAGCAGTGCATATCAAGAGCAGTCTCGGCAAGGACGAAGGTGCCTGCATCGGATAAACCAGATGCAGTAGCATTGTCAACAGCACCACCAAGGACATTGTTTGTGCCCCAGGTAGCAGTGGGGTCAACGTCACCTGCACCTGCCATGTCGAATAAGCCGGAGGCGGTAATGAAAGCATTTGTGCCAGAAGTTTCAGCTGGACCACCGAAGGCATGGATGGCATTTGGTAAAGCATCGATGGCATCAGTGTAGTTGAATGGTTGAGCACCTAAGGTCTTGAACAAGGTAGTTCCAGTCTCTAAGGATGAGCAGTAATCAACGTTGGCATCAGGTTGAACAACCCATACTAATTCCTTGCAAGGATGGTTGAAGTTTAACTTGATTTTATTGGATGAACTGCCTACAGACTCGTCGCCGGTAAATTGGATTTGTTCTATAAGGTATTCATGCGGGTTTTGCGCCATTTTACGTCTTTCATCAGTGTCTAAGAAGACATAGTCAACGTATAAAGATGCAGCGACTAAAGAGGATTGGTATGCGGAGGATACAGAGACAGTGGAACCAGAGGTGGAAGAGGTACTGTCTAAACTGGAAACTGCCCATAAGCACTCGCCGATTGGTCTGAAATCGATGTTGATCTTAACTTCGTGATACTGCAAGGCGATCAATGGTAATGCTAAACCTGGGTTTCTGCAGAACCAGAATAAAAGAGGAACGTACAAGGTGGTTTCTGGTAAAGCGTTTCTTGGGGCACAGACTTGGGAAGGTCCGCCAGAAGCAGCGCATGGGCCAGAGACGTTTGCGAAGGATGGATCGGTGATGTAGGTAAGTTGGGTGGTGTTACCAATCATCTTGAAGTATCCTCTTTGTTGCTCGGAGGACATGGTAACTTGGTTCCAGATGTGCATCCAGTCACCATATTGACGGTCAATGCGTTGACCACCAATTTCGACCTCAACTTGAGCAATTAATTGCTCACCGACAAAGTCTAACCATCTGGCATAGACAGCACCAGATGATCCCTTCATGGATTGGTTGATTTCAGGAAGGGTGACTTGTAAGTAGGTTCTGTAGGCTAAATCACCGTTTCTGGAGATGGTGCAGGTTACTCTGCGACCGAAATCGGCTTGACCAGAGAAGGTTTGCTCGATTGACTCCATGGCGAAGTTAGTGTGTCTTCTGTAAGATACCTTCCAGAAGGTGATTTCAGGGGTTCCAGTAAGGAAAACGTCTTGTGCGCCGTAGGCGACTAATTGCATTACTCGCTACCTCTAGGTGTCCCGAGAGGGATGGACTGTATCTTAACCCGACTCAGGTTGCTTAGACCTTCATCGTCGAGCGATTACCGTTCAGTCTCTGACGGCTAACCTTAGACTAGCATAGCGTCTTTAGGTTATAACCATGCGGATTGCCCAATCTTCAACATTATTACTATACCGGAGTTCTATTCTCCGCCATATGCAGGTTTCCCAGCATACTTAGTAG